GTCGCCAGTTTTGCTCTAAGGGCAAAAAATCGTTTTTTTAGGACGACCTGGCGAGACTTCGCGGAACCTGGCGCGAGATGGCGGAAGAACGGAAGGGATGGACGGAGATGGCGAAAAAGAAGCTGACTTTTGACGAGATCATGGAGCTGGCGGAACTTTACGGCGTGAAAGACAACGTTCTGTTCGTCACAGCGTCGCAGCGGTACGCCGGCCAGCTGGAAATGATCGAGAGCATCCAGGAAGATCTGCGGGACCGCGGGATGGTGATCACCAAACTGAACACCAACGGCGACGAAGTTCCCGTGGCGAACCCGCTGGTGTCGCAGCTGCCGAAGTACAACGACACCGCGAACAAGACGCTGGGCGTGATGCTGGACATCATCGCAAAGCTGGGAACCGCAGCGCCGGCTGGGGATAAGCTGGGTGAGTTCCTGAATGAGTAAATACCAGGGAGAGGCATGGCGCAACATGAACCAGCCGGATATACCGAACCGGGTGCTTGATGCGGAGGTTCGGCGGCTGCATAAGATGGCAGCGTCCGCGGAGAACTGGATCCTCCGATACTACCAGAATATAGAAGACGGCAGTGTGACGGTCGGTCACTGGATCCGTCTTTTGTATGAGCGGATCATCTCTGACCTGGAAAACAAGGTCTACTTCTTCGATCAGAAGAAGGCAAACAAAGCGATCCGCTTTTTCGAGAATTTCTGCCACCACTCGAAGGGGAAACTGGCGCCGCAGCTGGTGAAGCTGGAAGCCTGGCAGAAGGCGCTGATCAGCTGCATCTTCGGACTGGTGGATGAGAAAGGTCTCCGCGTGTACCGCGAAGTGTTCGTGGTGATGGGCCGGAAGAACGGGAAGAGCCTGCTGGCCTCCGGCATCGCGGAGTATATGGCCTATGCTGACGGGGAGCGCGGAGCGGATTGCTACTTCCTCGCCCCGAAGCTGGACCAGGCGGACATCGTGTTCAATGACTTCTGGCAGTCCATCAGCCAGGAGCCGGATCTGATGAAGATCACGAAGAAGCGGAAGATGGACATCTACATCGAGTCGACGAACACGTCCATCAAGAAGGTGCCGTTCAGCGAGAAGAAGTCCGACGGCTTCAACCCGCATCTGACGGTATGTGACGAGGTGGCCGCGTGGGTCGGCGACCAGGGGATCAAACAGTACGGGGTCATGACATCCGCGCTGGGTTCCCGGGAGCAGCCGCTGATCCTGAGCATCACGACGGCCAACTACATCAACGACGGTATCTACGACGAGCTCTTCAAGCGTGGCACGTCGTTCCTACAGGGCAACAGCCGCGAGAAGCGCCTGCTGCCTTTTTTGTACCAGATCGACGACGTCAGCAGATGGAACGATCTGAACGAGCTGCAGAAGTCTCTGCCGAACCTGGGCGTATCTGTCAGCACCGGCTACATCCTGGAGGAAATCGCGAAGGCGGAGGAAAGCCTGGCAAACAAGAGCGAGTTCCTTTGTAAGATGGCTTGTATCAAACAAAATTCAAGCCAGGCTTGGATGAACATCGAGGACATCCGGAAGTGCTTCGGGTACGAGAAGAGCCTGGAGGACTTCCGGCACACGTACGCGCTGGGCGGGATTGACCTGAGCTTAGCGGTTGACCTGACGGCGGCGGTGATCGTGATCGAGAAGGACGGCATCAGCTGGTTCTCGACACAGTTCTTCATGCCGGCGAACCAGGTCGAGACGGCAACGGCCCGGGACGGCCTCCCGTATCGCATCTACGCGGAGCGGGGGCTGCTGACGATCTCCGGCGAGAACACGGTGGACTATCACGACGTCCACAACTGGTTCCGGACGCTGGAGCGCGACTATGAGATCCTGCCGCTGAAGGTCGGATACGACCGTTACACTGCGGCGTATCTGGTGCAGGACATGGAGGCGGACGGCTTCACGATGGAGTCCGTCAGCCAGGGCAGCAACCTAACGGGCGTCCTGATCGACATGGAGGGCATGATCAAGGACGGCCGGCTGCGCTGCATCAACGACAACGATCTGATGAAGATCCACATGCTGGACAGTGCGCTGAAGTTCGAGGACGGCACGAACCGGCGGCGGCTCGTCAAGATCCACTCCAGGAGTCATATCGACGGCATGGCTGCCCTCAGCGATGCCATCTGTATGCGTCATAACTACTACGAAGAGCTGGCGGCCCAGCTGAGTAATGAGAGGTGAACCACATGGGACTGTTTAATGCGATCTTCGGCCGGAAACAGGCCGAACCGCAGAGCACCCGCTACGAGACACTGACGGCTTACCAGCCGGTGTTCCGGAACTGGTGCGGACAGATCTACGAGAGCGAGCTTGTCCGCGCGGCGGTGGACGCCGGCGCACGGCACGCGGCGAAGCTGAGCTACAAGATGGAAGGCACGGCCCGGGCGAAGCTGTGGACGATGACGAAACACGCGCCGAACCCGTGGATGACGTGGAGCCAGTTCCTGGAGCGTGGCTGGAACGTTTACGACACGCAGAACAACCTGTTCATCGTGCAGATCAAGGACCGGTACGGCGAGCCGACGGGATTCTTCCCGGCGTTGCCCAGCGAGAGCGAGGTCGTCGAGTACGACGGGCAGCCCTGGCTGAAGTTCGTGTTCATCGGCGGACAGAAGAAGTGCGTGCCGCTGACGGAGGTCGGCCTGGTGGTCAAACATCAGCTGAAGGACGACTTCTTCGGAAGCCCGAACACGCCGCTGAACGGCACGATGGAACTGGTGAACATGGTGAACCAGGGCATTGAGGAAGGCGTGAAGAACTCCGCGACATTCCGCTTCATGGCGCAGCTGATATCGAAGAGCTTCGACGAGGATCTGCGGAAAGAGCGGGAGCGGTTCGACAAGAACAACTTCCGGGGCGGCGGCGGAGGACTGCTGCTGTTCGGGAACCAGTTCGCGAACATCCAGCAGATCAAGCAGGAAGGCTACAAGGTGGATCCGGACCAGTCCAAGCTGATCCGGGACAACGTGCTGAACTACTTCGGCGTCAGCGAGGAAGTGCTGCAGAACAAGGCGACAGGCGACGAGCTTGACGCCTTTTTCAATGGCTGCATCGAGCCCTTCAGCATCAAGCTGAGCGAGGCCATGAGCCGGATGATCTTCACGCAGCGGGAACTGAACCAGGGCAACCGGATCCTGTTCACGGCCAACCGGCTGCAGTACATGAACGTGAGCGCAAAGATCCAGATGGCGCAGCAGCTGGGCGACCGGGGTGTGCTGACCATCGACGAGATCCGTGAGCTGTTCAACTACGCGCCGCTGCCTGACGGCAAGGGACAGTTTACGCCGATCCGCGGCGAGTACAAGGACGTCCAGGACGGCGGAGACGACAACGGGGAGGATGAAGCAGATGAATAAAGAGACACGGGCCTTTATCTGCGAGGTAAGGGCGGAACAGAACGAAGAGCACGGCACCTACATCGCCGGCACGCCGATCGTGTTTAACCAGGAAGAGCAGCTCTGGGATCCGGTTGTCGGCGACTACCGGGAGAGCATTGACCCGGAAGCTCTGACGAACACAGACCTGAAGGATGTGCCGTTGCTGGTAGGGCACAACACAAGCGGAGTGCCGCTGGCACGGAGCAGGAATAACAACGAAAACAGCACCATGCAGCTGAAGGTCACGGAGACCGGCATGGACATCCGGGCGGACCTGGACGTGGAAGGGAACCCGGAAGCAAGAACGCTTTACTCTGCCGTGAAACGCGGGGACATGAACGGCATGTCTTTTATGTTCACGGTTGATAAAGACAGCTGGGAAGACGTAGACACGGAGAACCCGAAGCGGACGATCATGAGCATCCGCAAGGTGTTCGAGGTGAGCGCGGTGGCTTTCCCGGCATACAAAGGCACCAGCATCCAGGCTGCTTCCGAAGGCGACGCGCTGGAGAGCGTACGCGCCTCACTGGAGAGTGCGAGGCAGCAGCTGGCGGAGGAACGTGCCGCACAAGCCGAAGCAGAACGCCGGACGGCGGTACTGGAACGGCTGAAAAATCTCACGAAGGAGGTCAAGGACGAATGAACCTGACCGAACTGAACGTGGAACAGCTGGAAGCCAGGCAGACCG